AACCTCATCCATATTCTTTTTGGCAACTACGAGATACTAGATCAATAATAGAAGGTCTGTCTTGGGGTAGCGGATTAAAAAATAGTTTTATGCCCGAAGGCTGCGATAACTTTATTCATCATGATCCAGTTCACGATATTGCATTAGATGTTATGAGAATGCAAACATTAGTAAGGGCTATATCATGAATCATTTTGATTATTTAAATAGTATTAACTATTCTAAAGAAAATATTATGCACGATAATCTTGATGAGAAAGCATATAATTCTTTTATGGTTAATCGTGGTTTATCTTATTTCAATGATACAGTTATCTATGCAAATGAGATGAATAGATATGCTCATATAGATTCTAAGTTACAATATGATTTTCTTAGAACTCTAATTAGAAAACGTAAAAGATTTTCAAAGTGGACAAAAGAAGATAAAAATTCAGATATTGACTTAATAAAAGAATATTATGGCTATTCTAAAGAAAAAGCATTTCAAGTTTTGCCATTACTATCTAAAGAACAACTTACGTTTATTAGTAAAAAGTTGAGTAAGGGTGGTAGAAAACCCTAAAAGTTATATATTATAAATAGTTTTATCATGAAAAGAATCATGTATTATAACTATAATAATAAATTTACGTGAGTTGAAGATATGAATGAAGTCAATAATGAGTTAGTGAAATGGACCCCAGAAACTATGTTAGAAGTTTCTCTTAATGAACCTGATGATTTTTTAAAGGTTAGAGAAACACTTACACGCATCGGCGTTGCATCTCGAAAAGAAAAGAAATTATTTCAGTCTTGTCATATATTACATAAACAAGGCAGATATTTTATAGTTCATTTTAAAGAACTGTTTTTATTAGATGGTAAAAAATCTAATTTAGAAGAAGGCGATGTTGCTCGTAGAAATACAATCGCCACTCTTATGTCTGATTGGGGCTTGGTTACAATCCAAGATGAAAGTAAAGCGCAGCCTTTATCTCCCCTAAGACAAATTAAAATCATTCCTTTTAAAGATAAACAGGAATGGGAACTATGTCCAAAGTATAATATTGGACGTAAATAGAATAGCAGCTATTCACTAGAGTAATAGCTAATCATTATAAATAATAGTGGATGCAGTTTTGCTGGTCCACTATTAATTCTTGCTTGACAAAAAGGAGAAAACAATGACAGGCATACAAACACTTTTTCCACGTTCATCTTTTGTTGGCTTTGACCATCTGTTTAACGAGTTAGAATATACAGCTAAACATTCAAAAGATCATTATCCTCCACATAATATTATTAAAACTGATGAGAATGATTATCTTATTGAACTTGCTGTTGCAGGATTTTCTAAAGATGAACTATCTGTTGAGGTTAAAGATAGAACTTTAACGGTAGTGGGAGAACACGTCTCAAGGGGTCGTGAGTTTATTCACCGTGGAATTTCCACAAAGAAATTTAAACGCACATTCCGGCTGTCTGAGCACGTACAAGTGCACGGAGCAGATATTCAAGACGGCATACTTGCAATCGAACTGAAGTATGTTGTCCCAGAAAATCAGCGTCCTCGTAAAATCAATATTGGTAAAAACGAGGAAAACAATGACACAAGCAATACTAACAGCCCACAGTTACTCAACGAGGGCAATTGAATCCATTATAGAAGCGTTTAGAACTTTTAAACAACATCGTTCAGAACGTAAAGTTATTAAAGCAACAGAAAGAGAACTAGGCAAATTATCGGATTATGATTTAGCAGATATTGGTCTTACACGTGGTGACATTTATACTGTTGCCCGCCGTAAATCAACTATCGAAAACGCTAGAACTAATAACAATCTAAGAGGTTGGGTCTAATGACAGCTTTAGTAGCAAACTATGTCTTCTCACCCTTGTCGGGTTTGTGGTCTTCATTCGATCGGTTTACGCAGACGATTGGATACTCCAGAGCGGCAGCGGAGCTCGCAAGAATGGGGCTTCACGAGGAGTCTCGGAAGTGCATGATGGAAATACAAAAATTACATGATAATTAGTAATCCATATAAATAAGCACAGAGGGCGGGAGATCGCCCTCTTAGTCACACACAACACACAAAATAGGAGATGTAAATGATTTTTACATACAAACAATTTATGGACCATAATAAAACTTTCTATGAAGAAATGGTCGACTTAAAAGTAGCCGGATGGGATACTTTTAGCAAAGCAGCAAATGCTTACACTTTTAACTTTTATAAAGATCAACTTAAAGCTATGGACGAAGCTGTTCATAAGCTTGCAACAGATATGAAGGGTTACGTCAATGACTAATAAGAACCCATTTGAAATTAGAGCAGACATGCTCAAACTAGCAAAAGATTACATGGATCAGCAGTATAGTATGAATGTACAGCTGATGAATGATATGTACGAACAAGGCAAGAAAAACTACGAAGAAGTACAAGAAGCATATAAAATGTATTCTATGGATGATTTAATGAATAAAGCAAAAGAAATGTATTCTTTTGTATCAGATAAAAAATAGGGAAAAATATGAAAAAATTTTTAGTTTTTATTACTGCAGCCATGATGGCTACAACTGTCTTTGCGGCAGATAAAGTAAAAGTCGGATTTATTTATGTTGGACCAACCGGAGATCATGGTTGGACATATAGACATGATATCGGTCGTCAACAGGTAGAAAACGAATTTGGTGACCGTGTTGAAACCACATTTGTTGAAAGTGTTCCAGAAGGAGCTGATGCTGAACGTGTATTAACACAGATGGCAATGCAAGGAGCTGACATTATCTTTGCTACATCTTTCGGTTATATGGATCCAGTAATGAACGTGGCTGAAAAATTTCCAGATGTAAAATTTGAACACGCAACTGGTTATAAAATGTCCGATAATGTTGCTAACTACGGATTACGTTTATATCAAGCTAGGCATGTTCAAGGCGTTATTGCAGGTATGATGACAAAAACCAATAAGATTTGTTATGTCGCCTCGTTCCCAATTCCAGAAGTTATGCGTGAAATTAATACATATTATTTAGGTGCAAAGAAGTATAATCCTGATGTAGAGATTGCTATTACATGGGTATACACGTGGTATGATCCAGGTAAAGAAAAAGATGCTGCAGTAGCTATGATTCAACAGGGTTGTGATGTATTAGCACAGCATACGGATTCACCCGCGCCTTTACAGGCAGCACAAGAAGCCGGTATTGTAGGATTTGGCCAAGCATCAGATCAAGCTAAGTTTGCACCAAAAGCACAGTTGACGGCATCTATTGATAACTGGGGCCCATATTATATCGCTAAAGTAGGTCAAGTACTTGATGGTACATGGACATCAGGTGATTATTTTGGTACTATGGACGAAGGTGCAGTTCAAATGGCACCGTTTGCAAATATGCCACCTATGATAGCTGAAGAAGCTCAACGTATTAAGGATGCTATTTCTAGCGGAGAACTTCATGGTTTCACTGGTCCGATTAATAAGCAAGATGGAACGCCATTCTTAGCAGAAGGTGAAGTTGCAACTCGTGCTCAACTAGATACAATGATGTTCTATGTTGAAGGTATTGACGCAAAGATGCCTTAATCGGTGCCCGATTGGATAATACTAGCAGGGCTATCTCTAACTTTGACGGCCCTGTTTCTCATTTTTGATAGGAAAAACGATGATTAGTTTTATTTACAGTAGTTGGAATGTGGTGATGGATCACAATCTTAATCCATTAAGTAATATTCCGGATTTAAATACACGACATATGATTATGCAAGTATTAGCTTGGATGTGGTGTATTGTATTTGGTATTCTTGTAGGAAGTATGTGGGCAGGTCTTTATAGTATGATAGCACATTCATTGTTGTTAGGTGCTATTGCTATTACTGTGGCTACATTTGAAATGGCTAAACGTAAGCCATACGGTTTTTACAGCGGCAGAGGTCCTGGTGGTGAGCACGAATAATAACTCATATGCATATAATAAGAAATAAAGAAGGCAATATTATTGCGCTATCTTCAAAAAAGGAAGATGCTATTAATATTGCAGATAAAAAAATGGATAAAGCTGATTATATTTTGGAAGAAATATTAGACAGCATACAACTTAGAGAAATTTACAGAATTTATTACGGAAAAATAAATAATGACTGATGAAGAAGTAAGAGCTGCAGCTCAGAAAGAAGCGGAAAAAACATTTGCCGATTTTATGCTTTGGAGTAAAAGAACTACATATGCTGCAATTGCAATGCTTTTAATTGTAGCATCATGTAACTTTGGGGTAGAGGACGACACCTATCCTGCCTATAACGGCGAACAATATAATCCGTCCAATCTTAATGTAAAGAAATAAAGATAGGAAAATCTATGAAGAATCTAATTATAGCAAGTATTATGGCACTTTTCACTACTTCAGTATTTGCTGAAGATATAACAATTGAAATGTTAAATAAACGTGAAGATGGCGCTAAGATGGTATATTCTCAAGACATTGCACGTATTGATGTAGGAGATACAATTACTTGGGTACCGACACAAAAAGGACATAATGTAGAATTTATTGCAGGTCCTGATGGATGGAAAGCGCCAAAGAAATCAAAACTTAGCAAAGAAGTTTCTATTACTTTTGACACACCAGGAGTGTATCTATATCAATGTTCACCACATAAAACAATGGGTATGATTGCTATTGTGGTAGTAGGCAATGGAGACAATGATATCTCAAAGGCTAAAGTAAAAGGTAAGTCAAAAAAAGTATTTAAGGCTTTATTGGCTGAACTATAATGATTAAAAAACTAGTTAACAAAATCCCAGAGTTTTGTATGACTCATTGGTTACTTAGAATACCTCTTATTGTTGTATTTTTGCAGCAAGGGCTTTCTAAGTGGCCTATTGATGTAAATGATTCTCCAGTAGAATTAACACTATTAGTTTGGACATTCGTTGTACTAGGCGAGCTAGGTGGTGCCATCGGTCTTATTGTTGGTGGTATATTAGACTATATTAAAAAACTAAAAGAGTTTGGTGATATTATTACACGTTTCTCCGGTATTACTATGGCAAGTATTATAACTGGAGTTATTTGGACTGGAGAACCCGAAAGCTTTACTGATGTGTTATTATATGATAATCTTCATGTATTACTATGGGTAGGCTGTATGTACTTTGCTCTTAGAGGTAATCGTTCGTGAATCCACAAAAGCGTACTGTTTACATTATGCTATGGACTTGTGTCATATTTCACTTTGTGATTATACCTATCTGGATGTGGAGTCTAGGATTATAGTAAGATATAAAAGATTTATTAAATGGTACCATGTTCTTAGAAAAGACGGTAATACCATGGGCGTATGTAATGTAGGTCCATGGTATAGTCGTTATAGTAAGCTCAATTGTATATGCTGGGCTTGGGCTAATTCTGGTACGCACACTATAGATGGTAAAAATTTATAGTTTACAAACATCTCATAATATGTTATAATAATTCCAACTGGAGGTTATTAATTTGAATTCATTCTACACTTCTGTGAACCGTTATGGTAATTCTATTCTTTATCGTGGATATTCCCCTAATGGTTCACCAATTAATCAACGTTATAAATTTAAACCAAAATTCTGGGTAGCATCCAAGGATCCAACAGAGATAAAATCCTTTGATGGTGGCAACATAAGCCCTATAGAATTTGAAAATATGCGTGAAGCTAAAGAGTTTCTTGAACAATATTCAGAAATGGATGGCGTAAAGATATATGGCACACGTAATTATATACATCAGTTTATTACAGATAAGTTTCCTGATGATATTAAATTTAATCCGAGTAGTATAAATGTAGTAAACTTTGATATAGAGGTTGCCTCAGATGATGGTTTTCCAACTCCAGATGCTGCAGCATATCCAATTATATCTATTGCTCTTAAATCCAGTAAATCTTCGATATATCAAGTGTGGGGTTTAGATGACTATGATCCATCTAAAACAGAAATCAATTTAGATGGTGGTCAGATACAGTATCATCAGTTTGACTCTGAACCAGCAATGATGGCTTCGTTTCTAACTTACTGGACTAAAAATTATCCTGATATTATTACTGGCTGGAATACTAGATTCTTTGATGTTCCTTATCTTGTTAATCGTATTAAAATTATTGGTACGGAAGAAGCCGCTAACAAGTTATCTCCATGGAAACTTGTTAATGAAAGAAATACTACAATCATGGGTCGACCTCAGGTTAATCATGAGATTGTTGGTATTCAACAAGCAGACTATCTTGAACTGTTTAAAAAGTTTGGATATTCATATGGAACACAAGAATCATATAAACTAGATCATGTGGCCCATACTGTTCTTGGAGAAAAGAAACTTTCCTATGAAGAACATGGTAATCTTTATACTTTATATAAGAAAGATCATCAAAAGTTTATTGATTATAATATTCGAGATGTTCAGCTAATTGATAAGATGGATGCTAAGATGGGTCTTATTAACTTAGCAATGACTATGGCATATAGAGCAGGTACTAATCTTTCCGAGACATTTGGTACAACATCTATCTGGGAATCAATTCTCTATCGTAGATTACTCTCAAAGAATATTGTGTCACCAGTAGAGCAGATTCAGAGAGTTGCTTATGAAAATAATTCTAATCCAAATATTATCGAGGGTGGCTATGTAAAAGATCCTCAAGTTGGAGCACACGACTGGGTAGTATCGTTTGATTTAAATTCTCTGTATCCAAATATTATTGTTCAGTCTAATATATCTCCAGAGACTATTATTCGTAATAAAACATGGAGAACATTTCAACAAGGTGTTGATCACTATTTAAACGGAACAGATAAAGCTGATAGTGAATATTCTATCTGCGCAAGTGGAGTGCCTTTCTCGAGAGAAAAGCAAGGAGTAATTCCAGAACTTATTGTTGATTACTATTCAGAAAGAAGTGTTATCAAGAAAAAGATGTTAGATGCTAAGTCACAGTATGAAAAGACAAAATCATCGTATCTTGAAGCAGAAATAAATCAGCTAGAAAATAACCAGATGTCAATTAAGATTTTACTTAATTCTCTTTATGGTGCTCTTGCCAATAAACATTTTAAATACTTTGATAATGCCCTAGCCGAGAGTGTAACGCTTACTGGTCAGCTTTCTATTAAATGGGCAGAGCGTGCTATTAATCAAGAGATGAATAAAATTCTTAAGACCGACGATTTTGATTATGTTATTGCTATTGATACGGATTCAGTTTATATTAATTTCGGTCCTCTTGTCTCTAAATTGAAACCAAAAGATCCTGTAAAGGCTATTGACAAACTATGTCAAGATCATTTTGAAAAGATTATAGCTAAAGCATATGATGGTTTATATCATAGACTTAATGGTTATACTCCACGAATGGAAATGGGCAGAGAAGTTATTGCCGATCGTGGTATATGGACTGCAAAAAAACGCTATATACTTAACGTACACAATAACGAAGGTGTTCAATATGCAGAACCTAAACTGAAAATGATGGGCATCGAGGCTATTAAATCATCAACTCCTGAGGTAGTCCGAGATAAGTTTAAAGAAATATTTAAGGTTATTATTACCAGTACTGAAGCAGAAACTCGTAGATATATTAATGACTTTAAAGCAAAATTTAAATCTCTACCACCTGAATCTGTTGCATTTCCACGCGGAGTTTCTGATATTAGTAAGTTTTCACATAAGAAGAATATCTATTGTAATTCTAATAATTCTAAACAATGGTCATCGGGTAGTCAGACAGCAACAATAAAAACAACGCCTATTCATGTTCGTGGTGCTCTTTTGTATAATCATCATGTTAAAGATAAGGCACTAGATAAGAAGTACATTATGATACAAAACGGAGAAAAGATTAAATTTACATATATGAAGCTTCCGAATCCTATTCGTGAAAATGTAATTTCTTTTCCGGATTACTTACCCGAAGAATTAAATCTGCATAAATATGTAGACTATGAGATGCAATTTGAAAAAACTTTTATTGAACCGCTTAATCCTATTCTTGAAGCCGTTGGTTGGTCTGTCAAGGATGTGCAAACACTGGAGGACTTTTTTGGATGAATTATATATTTGACGTAGACGGGACTTTAACACCAAGCCGTATGCGGATAGATAAAGAATTTAAGGAATTCTTTTTAGAATTTATAAAGAAAAATAATGTTTATCTTGCTACAGGATCAGATTATATAAAAACAGTAGAACAACTTGGAACAGAAATCTGTAAGAGTGTTACTAAGTGTTATAACTGTTGTGGTAACAGCGTTTGGCAAAACGGAGAAGAAATATTTAGATCCGATTGGACGCTGTCGGCCGAATTAGATAAATGGTTAAAAAAAGAACTAAAGAAAAGTAAATTTGATATAAGAACTGGTAATCATATTGAGCAAAGACCTGGTTTAGTAAACTTTAGTATTGTTGGTAGAAATGCCTCCTTTGAAGAAAGGTTTATATACACTCAATGGGATGAACAGGTAGAAGAAAGAAGAACAATTGCTAGAGAATTTAATCAGCAGTTTGCATATTACAAAGCTCAGGTAGCAGGGGAGACAGGTCTTGATATTATTCCTATAGGATATGATAAGAGACAAATTGCTGATGATATTGAGGGACCAATAATATTCTTTGGTGATAAAATGGCTCATGGTGGTAATGATTATCCATTAGCTGAAGTAATACAGTATAGAGAAAATTCTTGGAATTATGAAGTAAAGTCTTGGAAAGACACCCATAAAATATTAATTAGTTTATCATATAATGGTTTACAATAAGTCAAATATAGTGTATAATAATACTATAGAGGAGAAAAAAAAATGAAAGCGGGTAAAGTATGGGGAACAACTGAACTGATTGAAGCTAATGGTGCTTTAGAATTTCATCGTATTGAAATGGAAGAAGGTGGTGTATGCTCTAAGCACTTACATCGCTATAAGTGGAATGGTTTTTATGTAGAATCTGGAAAGATGCTTATTCGAACATGGCAACGTGATTACGATTTAGTTGATGTTACTATTCTTGATGAAGGCGATTATCATAAAGTTAAACCTGGTCTTTATCATCAATTTGAGTGTCTTCAAGAAGGCGTAGCTTACGAGCTATATTGGGCAGAGTTTAATCATAATGATATTGAACGTGAAAGTGTAGGATATCATATGGATAATTTAGATGACTGATTCCTTTTCTGATGTAACAAGAGTAGAAGTTATTGATAATAATGGTCGTTCATATACTAAAAATTGGGTAGATAAAGTAGAAATGCAACTTCAAGATGACGGAAAAACTCTTAAATTATTTGTCCACTATGATGATGAGGAAATATCAGATGACTGAGTATGTAGTATTAACAGCAATTCAACAGTTTAGAACCCGTTATGTGGTTCCAGTAGAAGAAATAAAAGACTGTGATCCGGAAACTTTCATTAAAGATTCTGTTACTTTTGGAGAAGTAAAAGAATTTAGCCAATTGGATTTAAAAGAAAATATAATTGATGTTCAAATATATGATGAGAATAATCTTTTAGATTTATTCGACAAAGATAATGATTATCTTTCTGGGTGGGATAAAGAATACAAAATAAAATGGATTAAAGATTGGGAAGAAGGGTTATGAGAGTAGGTCTAACAGCTAGTACATTTGATTTACTACATGCTGGTCATGTAATGATGTTAAGAGAAGCTAAGTCGCAATGTGATTGGCTTATTGCTGCTTTACAAGTAGATCCTAGCTATGACCGAAAAGAAAAAAATTCTCCTATTCAAACTATTGTCGAAAGACAAGCACAGCTTGAAGCAGTAAAATATGTTGATGAAGTTATTATATATTGTACGGAGGCAGATCTGCTTGATATAATTAATATGTATCCAATTAATGTTAGAATACTAGGTGAAGAATATAGAACACAAAATTTTACAGGTAAAGATGAATGCCGTAATAGAGGCATTGACTTGCATTTTAATAAGCGTGATCATAGATTTAGTTCAAGTGGATTAAGAAATCGTGTTTGTGACAATCATAAATAATACTTTACAAATTGATCAAAATAGGATATAATATAAAAATGATTTATGAAGAAAAAATTATTCAGTGGCACTATGATAGAAATCTTATTGAAGGTTCTACAGATAAAGATCAGTATATGAAACTTATTCAAGAAATGGGTGAACTATCAGATAATATCTGTAAGGGTAAAGATATTAGAGATGACTGTGGAGATATTATGGTTGTTCTTATTAATATTATGGAAAGAAATAATATCAGTCTTGAAGAATGTCTTGAAGTAGCCTATAACGATATTAAGGACCGTAAAGGTAAGATGGTAGATGGTGTCTTTGTAAAAGAAGGTGATAATTAATGCAACCAAAATATCCAATTTATATTATCTCTAAGGGTAGAGCCGACTCACGGCTTACCTCTAAAACTCTTGATGAGATTAGAGTACCATATAAAATTGTTATTGAAGAAAGCGAGTTTGATGATTATAATAAAGGTATTTCAGCCGATAAGATACTAACTCTACCGCCCGGATTTAGAGAAAATCCAAAGTATGCAATTCCAGAGAAT